TTCACCCAAAGCACCTAGTCTTGAATTAGCCTGATGTTGATCTGATGTTTTTCTTGGCATTTTGACATAAGGCTAACTGTCTTGAATTATAAGCTGCTCTATTGGGGGTCTGATTTGCATATTTGCTTCTAAGTATTTCCTCTGATGCTTCTATCCAGCACTCCATTTCCATAAGTGCTCTTGTATGTCTAAAAGCCATCCATCCTGTTATGCCCATTTGAAAGGTGCAATCAACACAAACCATTTGTGCAAGTTCAGGGAAACTTCTCCAAACATGCCAGTGCTTGTCTAGGCTCTCTATGACTCTTTTAATATCATTATCAAGTAGATACATAGCTTCATCTTCTGATATGCCATTTGCCTCTAAGTTTCTACCTATGCCAATTGTTAATTTATCTTCAGAGCATTTATAGGGAAAAGTTCGTAAGCCTTCATGCTTAACTAACATTTCTCTTATTTTATCTGTCATATTATTTGTCTTGTTTTTTATGTAAATCTAATTCTGTTTGTAAGATTAAAACTTGCTTTTCTAATTCTACCACCTGTTCTTCTAAGACCCTAATATCAGGGAATATGTATTTGTTTTGATTAGCTCTTAGGTTTTGTATCTCTCTGTCATTTAAATCTATTGCTTCCTTAGTGATAGCATAACCCCAAACAGCTAAAGCAATAACACTTATTATTTGCAACAAATAACTAAGGGAGATATTTAAAGTTGATTTATCATCAACCTTAGCTAACTCATTCATTTTTTAGTTTTTTCGTAAGTTCTAAGTGTGCTCATCCCAAGCATTGCCATAACGATTGTTGATAGCTGACTAAAATCAAATTCAGGCGTTGTAAAGTCTACGCCATTTACAATAAGAATATATTGAATTATTGGTTCTAAGATAAAGTGATAAGTGAGTGATAGACCACAAGACCAACCAATGAAAGGACGCCACCCTGCGACAAATATACTATTGTGTTTTGCTTCAACTTTGTTTACTTCCAATTGTGCTCTATTAAGAGAAATAATTTCCTTCTCAAGTTCATGAGATAGTTTTGTTTTTAAGTCTTTATCAGCAACAAATTTATCTAAAATGTCACTGACTGGTTGGATTAGTTTATCTATCATAATTTAATAATCAAGGTGATAATGCCACTTAATAGTATTAATATCACTGCACCCAAACCGCCTTTAATAGACCAGTCAATTTTGTTAAGTTTAGCTTCAGTTTTACCATCTAAATCTTTAACTTGTTCTTCTATTTTTTTCAGTCTATTCCAATTTTGAGTCCATCTTTCACCGCATTGGATTTCGTGTTTTTCTAATTCAACTCCGATATCTTGTGCGGTGACTCTAGGCATTATTCTTCCTCTACAACCTCAGCTACATCTTCAACATTGACAGCTCTATCAAATGACTCAATACAAATGTTTTTATATTCATTTGTGATTACATAGTCATCATAGGCTTCTTGAAGTCTAGCTAATTTCTTACCAGCTACATTTAGCTTTGCAGCTATAGCCATCTGATCTTCATTTAGATCAGCAGCTCTGTATTCAACATCATTAAATGTAATGATTACTGGTTCTTGGTTTTCCATCTTATTTTCTTCGTTACTCATTAGTCTCTCCTATAAGTTTATTAAAATTAAATTATATACTAAGAAATTATAATGATGAACTTTCATTAGCAAGTTTCTTAGCTTCTTTAACTTCATCTGTCCATACAGCACTTGCTATGCCTTGAACCTCTGTTGACTCGCCTGATACATCTGTATCTGTATGAGTCCAACTATCGTCATCATTCTTTACAGAGCTTACACATTCTAATGCATGTCTATGAAAAGACCTACTAAGCTCTACACCATCTTCTTTGATAACTGTAGCTGTTCTTACTTGTATAGTTTTGTAGTCTCCTACAACTTCTATTTTATCTTCTATTAATTCTTTTGTTATTGCCATTCTATTTTCTCCTTTTGTCCGTACCTAGAATCCACTAGGTATATTAGTTATTATGAATTTGCCATATATGAAAATGCTATATACATACCACTACTTGCTGATGTTAATTCATTATGTCTTAAAGAATCATATCCACTAGTAGAGGTATTATATAATCTTATTGATGTTGTAGTATCCAAATAACCTCCAGTTATAGACCTAAAACCAGAGCTTATATATTGGGCTAAGCTACCCATAGTTACTGGTCTATCCGCATCTTCTGCTGCAAATGGTAAACTTGCTATAGTAACAGCGTTTCCTGAAGTTCTGTCTGAAAAAGCACTAACTGTAAAATGACAAGTTACAAGTCTACCAACTTTTGTGTATGTAGCTCCACCAAAAGTAGCAGTTCCAGTACCTATAGTAGGACTCCAAGTACCTTCTTCATAATCGTCAAGTTTGTTTGCTGCTGCTGAACCACCTATATATAATCCCTGTGCATAAATATTTCTAACTTCAGCATTTACTCCACCTATGTCATAAGTATGTTGTTGAGCAGGTGTGAAGTGTCCTGATGAGTTAATTCTCCAGCGTTCTGTATAACTTCCAGCAACGCCTTTTCTAAATATATGCTGATTACCTTCTAGTTTTAAATCAGAAGAACCATCAGTGCTTGATGTTACTGCATTACCAACATAAGCATTACCTGAAAGGTAGAGGTCTCTAAATCTTTTACTACTTGAACCTAGAGTTGCTCCATCATCTACTGAAGCTCCTGAAGTGTTAGAAGGCTCTATAAATGTATGTGAACCATTATATCCAAATATTATGCCACCTGAATTATTATTACCTATTGTAAGAACACCTGAAGTAGCACCAATACTTCCAACTGTTGTGCTGTCTTTTCTAAACTGAACAATATCGCCATCTGTAGAAAGCCTATTAAAGATTCCTGAGTAGTTACTTGAACGACAAGCAGTTATTAGTCCTGCGTTTCCTGCTGTCACACCTGCCACGCTTGAACTATTAGAAGTAACACCCACCAACAAGTTGCCTGATGAGTCTATTCTCATGCGTTCTGATGAAGTACCATTAGTGTAAAAAATTATAGGGTCTGCTCCTTCTGTTCCTAAAGTCAATCCACTCGTAGCACTTTGAGCAGATACAAATCCTCTATTATCTAGTAAATCACTCCTTTCAGAGCCACCCATTCCAAATATTGTTCCAAATCCATTACTGTTTTCAGCCTCAAATCCTGCAAAAGTTGTAGTTGTTCCTCCTGAAATTCTTGCTCTTTCTCCTGCAATATCTAATGAATATGATGGACTATCAGTTCCAATTCCAACATTACCTGATGAGTCTATTCTCATGCGTTCAGAGCCACGAAGTGCAATCTGAAAGCTCTCTGTGGTTGCATCTGCACCTCTATAATATTTTAACTCAGCATTATTAGTAGCTATTACATCACTACTTAGAGTAATGATTGAATATGCACCCCAATCAGTGCTTGGATTATGGACGTGAAGCTGTGAGTCAGGGCTATCAGTATTAATTCCAACATTGCCTGATGAATCAAGAACTAAACTAGCTGCTGGTGCATTTTCATGTAAAGAAACTGGTACAACAGAATCAGTTGCATTTGTAATGTGTAATCCCTTTTGTCCATTAACAGTACCAATTCCAAGAGCCATTATGTCATGTGCTGACCTTTCTAAATAAAGTTCATTACCACCACCTTTAACATGCAGCACCCCACTAGGACTACTAGTTCCAATTCCAACCCTATTATTTGTAGAATCAACAACTAAAGTAGAAGTATCAACAGTCAAACCATCCATTGTTGCTGTACCTGTTACGTCTATGCCTGTTGTATTTACTCTCATACGTTCTTGATTGTTGGTTATGAACCTAAGCGAGTTACCAGTGTTTACTCCTGTTATACGTTCGTTACCAGTTCCCCATTGAAGACCATAAGTATCACCTAAATTAATAGCACCTGTAATATTAATATCACCAGTACCTGTTATATCGCTTGAGTTTAAATCTAAATCCCCACCTAATTGTGGAGTTGTATCTTCTACAACATTGTTAATAGAAACAGCTTGTACTCTAGCATCAGTGTAATAAAGGTTAGAGCCTTCTGATAAATCGCCAGTATCTTTGGTTGCAAGTCTTGTATCAAAATCAGTGTTAGCTCTTGCACTTGTATAATATAAATTACTGCCTTCAGTTAGATCATCAGTATCATGGTTAGATAGGCTAGATACAGTACCAGTAACATTACCTGTTAAGTTACCCTCAACATTAACCACTAAAGTTCCTAGTGAGTTAAGTGTTATGTTTCCTGTAGCACTGCCATCTGCTGTAGTAAGACCCATTGTAAATTTATCAACAGACTCATCCCACATAATAATGCCATTGTCTTGATTGCCACGATTAATAAGCATACCTGAGTCATTAACAGGACTTCCTGTTAGGCCTGCATTAAGCTGGAATAGGTTATCTTCTATATCTAAATTGGTTGTGTCTAATGAGGTTAGAGTGCCATTAACAGTCAAATTACCTGCTACTGTTAAGCTATCAGCTATTTGTACATCATCAGGTAATGATAATGTTACGTCTGCTGATTCACTACCACTTCCTGATACAGTGATCTTGTTAGCAGTTCCTGTAATAGTTTGAATATAATTACCAACAGTGTCTGTTCCAAGTGTTACTGAATTGGCATCTACGCTTGCTGCTTGAACATTAAGAGCATCAACAAATGCTTTAGTTACTCTAGCATCTATAGCTGAATTTGCCCTTGTATCTGTATAGTATAAATTTGTGTTTTCAGTTAAATCAGCAGTTGTCTTATTACCAAAAGCAGAATCAAATCTTGTTTGAGTGTAATAAAGATTAGTACCTTCTGAAAGGTCGTCTGTATCTTTTGTGGCTAATCTAGTGTCAAAAGCTGTATAAGATCTAGCATCTGTATAGTAAAGATTAGAACCTTCTGCTAGATTTCCAGTATCTTTGGTTGCAAGTCTTGTATCAAAATCTGTATTTGCTCTTGCTGTTGTATAGTATAAATTTGTGCCTTCTGAAAGGTCTGATGTTGATTTGGCTGTAAAAGCAGAATCAAATCTTGATTGGGTATAGTAAAGGTTAGTATTTTCAACAACTATAGAAGTATCTAAAGTTGCAGTAGATGATTGATTAGAACCATTACCTATAAATATTTTACCATTATCTAGGTTAGGAGTAGCGTTACTTCTACCAGCACCACCTACTCTGATTGAGCCATTAACAGCATGACTTCTTAATACCTTACCTATGTTTTGTATTTGTGATGACTCTCCACTTGGAATTGTGGTTGTATATTCACCTGCTGTTGTAGATACATATAAAATTTGCCCTTCTGAAAAATTAGACGTATCTATATCTGTTAAGTTACCAAGTGTAACTATTTGTAAATTGTTATTAGCATTAGCATCTTCTATCGCTAGACCAAATGCAGGCATTTTAGAAGTATCATCAGCTTTAGCTTTGCTTACTGTAGCGGTGTTTCCTGATACTCCTGAAACATAAACAACATCTCCTTTAGATAAATCTTCAGTTGTTTTCGCTGTAAATCTAACAGCACCATCAATATCACCAATAAATTCATTAGATGCAGTAACTTTATTAAAAGTAACATTATCTGTTGTAGCTACAGCTTGTCCTATAGCAATACTAGGTGTAGAACCTTCTCCAGTTCCACCTGTTAATATTACTCCAGTTCCTCCTGATATAGATTCAACATAATCACCAGTTGTATCAGTTCCTAAAGTAATAGAATTGATTTGCACTACTGTATCTATATCTATATTAGAGCTACCATCAAAAGATACTGAACCTACTACATCACCTGATAAAGATATAGTTCTAGCTGTACTTAAGGTATCAGCAGAATCAGCATTACCTGTTAAGTCTCCAGTGACATTACCTGTAACATTACCTGTTAAGTTACCAGTAACATCTCCTGTTAAATTGCCAATAAATGTATTAGATGCGGTAATACTAACACCTGTAGTAATCCATGAGTTGTCATCAGAATTTCTGATCTTTAATTCACTGCTAGATGTATCTACCCATAACTGATGTGCAAATGTGGTTGAAGGCTCTGTTCCTCCGCTATTAACAGTAGCAATAGCTTCTAAAGCATTGTTTAGGTCTGCTCTAAAATTTGCACCTGTTTGGTTAGCTATGTTGTAATCGTGTTGTGCCATAATAAATTCCTATTTCTACTAATTTTATACCTACATTTGCATTTGATAAATGCCTTACGCCCAAATAGCAGTAGCTATTGTTTGTACCAATTCATCTTCTCCTGATACATCATCACCTTTGTTAAAGTGTAAAACCTTAGTTGCTGTTACTGGTAATTGTTCATCATCAGCATCATCAAATAAGTCATTGTAAACAACCATAAGTGTTGGGTAGGTTGTTTCGCCTTCAGGTGCTTCTATTGCTGGATATGTTTCTATTCTTTGTACTGTTCTTGTTAATGTTATTGCCATTCTATTCTCCTATATAAGTAATTAATTCATCAGACTCTTTTATATGTTGCTCCATCTTTGTTTGTGTAGCATCAGTATTAATATTGCCATCTGCATCTAAAACGCAAGGCACTTCAAATATAGCTCCATCTGATGTTCTTGTAGCCATATAAAACTTTATTCCCTCTATTTCTATAATTTCATAATTCATTCTATAAATCCTACTGTTACCCAAACATCAGATATAGAAAATGCAGTAACTCCTAAATCCCAAAACCTTGCTCCTCCCTGAGAGGTGTAACTTAGACTTGATCTCGTAAAGGTGTTGTAAGTATTTAAACCATGTGTATTTTGTTGGCCATTATATATATGTAAGGTAGTCCAACCTGCATTACCTGTTGGAGTTCCAGCAGTATCATATATATAGAAAAAGGTATTATTAGTATTTACATGGTAAAGACCCCAAGTAGGAGTATTACTATATAAATCGCAAGTAGAATCTGTTGTAGAACCTAAAGTGTTTCCTGCTATGTTTGGTGCATATCCTGTAAAGGTTTGACCAAAAAAAACGCTTTGCTGTAATGTATTAACTGCTTGAAACTTATATATACTTTTACCATAAAAGTTAGACATAGATATTGCCCCTGAAGATACATCTGCTAAATCCCTTAGACTAGTTTCATTCATATTGGATGTAGCTGTAGCTGCTCTTTTTAGCTCTAAGTTAATTGATCTATCTTGGGTACTACCACCAATAGACATAGTTCCACTAGTTGCTAGAGTCATTATCTAACCTCTGCTTTAGTTCATCTATTTGCTTTTGTTGGTCTTTAACAGTTTCTATGAGATATCCAACTAAGTTGCCATAAGCTACTGACTTAGTACCCATTTCATCATCTGCTGTTATTACTAATTCAGGTGCTATTTCTTCTATTTCTTGAGCAATAACACCACTACCCTTAACACCATCTTTAACAAAGCTAACACCACGCATTTGTAATGCTTTTTTACTATCTAGTGTTTGTATATTAGTTTTTAATCTTTCATCTGAATAAGCTGTTACGTTGCCATTAGCTGTAAAATTACCACCTGAAGCAAAAGAAAATCCTGTATATGAATTTTCATCATGTCCCATAACAAAGCTGTTATTTCCTGAATGGTAGGTCATTCTAAATTGTTGCGAAGATGCTGCTGGCCAAGCTCCTGCTTGTAAATCATTAAATACAATACCACCTCCGTTTTCAGTAGTATTTTGAATAACAAGAAAGGGAGTGGCATCTGTCATTACAATATCACCACTATTTGTAATAGAACGTATGTTGGTTAAATTACGATTAGCATCTATAACTGTTGTTCCTGATATACCAATACCACCTGCAACATTTAGAGCCTGTCCACTCCCAACTGATGTTAAACCAACTCCTAAAGTGCCACTATTAGTATAGAAATGATTTAGACTTCCTCTATAAAATATATAGTTAGTGCCACTGTTATCTGTAAAAGCTATTCCTGAACTTGCATCTGTTGACCTTACTACTAATGGTGCATCAGAACTAGATATAAATTCATGCTGACTACCTCCACCATTTGCTGTAATAGCACCTGAAGATATAGTTCCAACGCCTGTTAAATTATTTGATTTCATATCAAATTGTGTAGCTATAAATTCGTACTCTAAAACACCTGCAAGCGAAACTCCAATTTCATTTGCACCTGAATCATAAAACCCTGAATCAGTATCACCAACTTGAACCGCAGGGCTTCCAACTGTTCCAAGTCCTGTTTTTACTCTATCAAATTGAGATGTACCTGTACTTACAATTGCACCTGAAGATATAGTTCCTATATTCGTTAGGTTACGAGAGGTATCTATCACTGTAGTTCCATTTACTTGATAAGATTTTAAATTAAGCCTTCCTGCTCCATTAAGGTTTCCTACATTTGTATTTCCAATTTCAAAATATACAAGATTTGGTGCTTTTATATACAAAGAGTTTCCGTCATGGTCTAAAGCAACAGTATTTCTTAGCTTATATTGACCTGCTGTTAAATTAATACTAGAAGATGCTGTAATAGCACCTGAAGATATAGTTCCAGCAAATACAGCATTACCAACACCATCAATAGAAAATTCTTCTGCTGTACTACCATTGGTATCAGATATACCTCTAATTAATTTAAAGTTTGCAGAACGCCCTGTTTCTTCTCCAATAGTTAAACCACAACCTGTATAGCCGCCCTGACCACCAATAATAGAAACACCATTAGCTTCACTATAATGAGTAAGCATTTGACCTGCTGGATAACGTGTTCTTGATGTACTATCGGGGTCACTTAAACTATTGCTGTTTAATGAGATCGCACCTGTTTGGGAGATAGTTCCTATATTAATTAGGTTTCTTGAAGAAGTAATAATTTCAGTACCACTTATACCAATATTTCCATTTACATCTAATCTTTGTGAAGGCGTATTATCTGCAATACCTACATTTCCACCACCAAAAGCTAGAACAACATTATTTGATGTATACCAGTTTAAAGCAGCACTTGCACCGCTTGAATCCATAATTAGATAACCTGAATCATCTGTACCTGCTTTGATATTAGGGTTTCCTGATACTCTATTTACAGTAAGTGTTACACCTGTGCCTGTATTATTAACTGTTACTGTACCTGAGTTGCTTATTGATGGTGCTGTAATAGCACCTGAAGATATAGTTCCTGATACAGATAAAGCACTACCATTATAGGTTAATCCTGATTCTGCATTTAACGTATTAGCAGTTCCACTACCTGTAATGATTCTATTATCAGCGTTGTTATTAATAGTAGTACTAGCTCCACCACCACCAACAGCAGAACCATTAAAGTATAAAGAACCACCTACGTTATAAAGTTTGTTAGTTGTTGTACTTGGTGTATTAGAGGGTAATCCTAAAGCATCTGCTGTAACCTCTCCAGTGAAGGTTGCGTTTTGTGATGAGTCAAATGTTACAGCTAAAGCACCATCTGCATTAATCTTGAATGTACCACTTGCACCACCATCTGCTGATAAGGTTGTACCACCAACAGCATCATAAACCAAGCCAACAACTTGCGTATTTCCTGAACCTGCTTGTATTCTGAAACCACCACTACCTGTTGAACTTCTTAGTATTGCATCTGCTTGTACTGTATCACTTGCTATTCCAGTAACTTTACCAACTATTAGATCAGGTTGTGATCCTGTAGCTTCAAAATTACCAGCTACAACAAAATCACCATCAATAGCAGCTCCCTCATTAAGAGTTAGTAAACCAATACCACCAACTTCTGAATAGGTTAAAACATCATCTAAAGGTTCATTATTTAACCTAATAACACTAGCATCTAAAGTTCCTGTAACAGTGGCGTTAGTTACATTTAGTGAAGTAGCTGTAATATTACCTGATATAGTAGCACCAGTTGCACTCATAAAACCTGATGAAGAAACAGTAAAGTTTCCTGAGCCTATATTCATATCACCTGCTGTAATAGAACCAAGATCAGCAGATATAGCAGAAAGGTTTGTTACATCTATTTCAGTTGCTGTTATAGAGTCAGCAGCCATTTGTGTTGCTGTAATTGTATTAGATGCTATTTCTGCTGCTGTAATTGTGCTTGCAGCTATTTCTGATGCTGTAATTGTATCAGCAACTATTTCTAATGCTGTAACCGAGTTTGCAGCAATACTGTCTTGATTTACTGCATCTGTGGCTATAAGTGCATTAGTAACTGCATCATCAATAATTTTTGCTGTACTTACTGCATCATCAGCTATTTTTACTGTTGTAATTGAACCATCTTTTATATCTGCTGCAACAGTTGGCTCATCTGCAACACTAAAAGTTAAATTAGCAGCAGAGGATTCAGTACCTAAAGTGTTTAAAGAAGTAACACTAGCAACATAATTATTGCTCTTGGGTATAAAGTTTAAATCACAATTCTCTACATCTACTATTCTATTTAAAACCTGATTGCTAGAACTATCTACAACATTAACTCTATATTGATAATCAGGAAAGTCTGTTGGTTCATTCCAAGATAAGAATGGTCTGCCTGTAGAACTAGAATCAGTATCAGTAAATGATAATCCTGTTGGAGCTTTAACTGCATAAGCGGAGGGTAAATTAGCTAACTCTTCTAGCGGTTCTTCAGGTGGAGTTTCCCATGTATAAACATCAAAGTATTCTATTAAGCTAACAGAAACTAAGCCATTAGACTGTAATTCTAATGCCTCTACTCTGCATGTTTGAGTTGTGTCAAAAGTACCTGCGTAACTTAAAGTAACTATATCTCCAACATTTAATTTATACATCTCAGGAGTTCCTAAGAACTGTATAGTCATTTGCTTTCTACTTCTAACAAGTATTGCCTTAGCCATGTTGTAGGCTATATATGGGTCAGTTACATAAGGAAATTCTGCTTTTATTTCTAATATCTCATCACCATCATCTGAATAATATTCAGGACTTGCATCATGTAAAACAGTGGCTGTATCTAATTCGTATTTTTTATTAGCATTAAAAAATTCAACAATAACTTTATTTGCTTTCTTGTCTTTATTTCCATAATCAACTGATATGCCAGCATCAGAAATAATATGATCGTCAGTAATATTAAATGTAGCTGAACCTGTATCTTCTATAGATAACTCATATTTACCATCTATATAAAGAAAGATACCTCGCATGTTTGCAAGAAGTTCTTTTGCATTATCCATAACATTTTTATTGCCATCTAAATAACCATTACAATGAAATCTTTTTACTTTAACTAAAGAAGAACCTGTTTGTGAAGAATATGTTGAGCCTAATGTGTCATTTATATAAACAATAAGTTCTTCATTTTCATCATAAAAATTATCTCTTCTTATCTCTGTAATCTCTTTTCCATCTATAACACCATTACCATTTGTGTCATATATATCTATTAGTTCTCCAACTTTATTTTGCCACCAAGTAGTAGTAGCACTAGTTCCACCAATAGTTATGAAGTTATCTCCAGCGTTACCTGACCAAGTAAGAGGTTGTGCTGAACCATTAAAATAAGGTTGGTCAACTTCTGTATCACAAACATTAGCAGCAGCAGTAAATGTGCTCATGTTTATTTGTGATTGTGTTAATCCTTTACCATACTCATTATTAGTTATGTAGTCTAAAAAGGTTAAAGCTGGATTATCTGAATATTCATAAGTAGATACAGTTCCAAATGTTTGATTTGTGTCTCTTGGGTCAAATACTTTTTTACCTCTAACCTGAACTGTTAGTTGAGGTACTCCTGACCACATGCCCTCTTTATCATAACCATAATGAGCTGCTATATAAGCAACACCATTTAGTTTATGTGCTGTAGTCCAGTTAGGCATAGAAGCAACAAGCATGGGGTCTGCTGTTTGTGTTGCAGCTCCATGATGTAGATTCATAACATATCTATATTTTTGTGTAGGACTTGTACCAAATTGACCAGCACCAGCATCTATACCAGTGCCATTTTGTGAAACTGTGTTTAATGAACCTGAGCCTGAAGATATCTTATCTGAACCAATATAACCCCCATCTCTAAATCTTGCAGAGTCAGTTAAAGGGTTGCCATCTAGCTCAATAGTTCTTCCAATAATTTCGTCACACTCACCAACAGATAAGGCATAGACTACATATAAATCTCTTGAGTCATTAGCAGACACATCCATATAAATTATCTGTGCACCGACACGCCTAGTTCCGTATATAACAGGTAGTTTGCCTCCAGCAGCAGTTTTATTGGCCAAGATGTCTTGACCTTTATTTTGCATATTTCTAGCTTGTAAAAATCCCTTAACACCTACAACTGCTGTAACTGCTGTAAATACATAGCTTATTTTTTGTAATGTATTAGCTGCATCCCATGCTATTTTTGCATCTTTAAAAAAAGTAGCAACTGCTGTCCAAAAACTCATTTACATTCCCCACCTTACATCTGATTTAACCTGCGTAGCAAACTCAAAACCTTTATCTCCTGTACTAAAGCCTTGCTGAGATTCATCAGAATAATGTCTTCCTTTAGTTAAGTTCCAATTTGCCCAATGTGATGCTACTGTCATATTTAATATTGAATTATTTAAATCTTCTTGTATAGATACATTTCTTATTTGGCCTGTAAAATAATTTATAGCACCAACAATTGTTTCATCTGAATTAAAGTAAGCTATATAAACATCTACAGTTTTGTCTGTAAATTCTCCATCTTGTACTAAAGACCTTACATCATCTGTAATATTGGAAAAACCTAAATTAATTTCATTGACTTGTAATTGACCTGTTTCAGTTGTTGAATCAACAGTTAAAAAAGAACCTCCAGCCTCATAACTGTTAGAGTTATAGGTAACATTAGAATACCAATCAGTTAATCTGATAGTAGATGATAAATTAAGCTCAACTAAAAAAGCCGTCTTAGTTGCTGTTGATGATACTTGAGTTTGTAGATCAGTAGATAAACTTCTTGGCATTAGGTTATAACCTCTCTAACATCAAATGAAATACTGTAAAAACCATTAGCATCTGTTGAATAAACAATTTCGTTGTTTTCTAAATATACAGTAAAACTTGGTTTGTTTACAGTAACTGCAACATTGTCAGTTAAAGCTGTTACTAAATTAGGCGATATAAGAACAGTCAATGCCCCACTACTATTAGAATCAATATCTGATTGAACCATGTATACCTTGCTATGATTTGCAAACTTAATTAAATCTCCAGCCTTTAAAGCACCTGTTTGGTTGGCTGTAAAGCCATCTAAGGCTATAGAAGCATCTCCTGATGTATGTGCTCCAACCACTTGTATATCTGTTTCTGACTTGCCTGCACCTAAGTTATCTAGTGGTGCAACTATTGTAAAGTTCTCAAAAGAACCTTTTTGTTTTTGTAAAAATGCAAATATTTCCTGAGCTTTTTCTTGTTGTAATGGTGGCATTGCAACTGTAAAAGAAAAATACTGAGCACCTATTTGTCTGACTTGTTTTCTACCTGATAATGTTTGATTCAATAGAGTAGGTCTACTGTCTTTAAAATTAAGGCTTCTAAAATTTGGGTCTGTTGGAAATTGTCCTGACATTATACTATTCCCATTTTGCCTTGATTATTCATGGCATTGTTTATGATTGATGTTATCAATCCTTTTCTTGATGCTAGTAACTGATCAAATCCAGCAGCATCTACTGTTGATATATTAAAGTTTACTGTAGCACCCATACCTTGTCCTTTAGTATGATCTATAACAGTTTCATTGGGATGAACCATAGCAAGGCTACCACCTTTTCCATCTAATCCACCAGCTCTAGCACCTCCACCTGTATAACCACCACCATCAAAATCAGGAATGGTTGTAGGTAGTGATAGTGATGATGTGTCTATTGCTGGCTTTTTAAACAAACCACCAAAGGAAGCAAACATCTTATCAATAACTAATTTTTGTAAAGCTATTCTTATTAGCTCTTTTACTATAGTTGTAGCATAGTCTTTAAAGGATGCTTTACCATTTTCTAAGAAATCCATTGTTAGGTTTGTTATGCCATCATAAGACTTTTTGAACACACCCTGCATTTCATCTTCCATGCTTTTTATACCACTATAGAATTTTTTATAACCTCTTTCCGCATCTTTCATAAAAGTTTCAAATGCAGTTAAAGGTTTAAACCCTGTACCGCCATCTCCCTCATCTTCATTTCTTTTACCAAATAACATTTCAGTAATACTTGGGATGTCTGACTTTTCAATAACTTTTCCTGTTATTTTTTCTATCTCTGCAAGATATGCAGATATTTGTTCTTCTATTTCTAATGAACCATCTTCAGGACTTGGTAATAAATTAATTTTAGGTAAATCTTGTATACCTAGTTTGTCTTTTATCATGTTTGGCAATTTATCAAGAACACCATCTATTCTCTCTAATCCACTATTTATACTGTCAAAAAGAAAGTTCATAAAACCAGTAAATGCAGTTTTAACTGGCATTATTAATTTTTGTTCAAACGCTAATTTTACTTGCGTACCAAAAACCTTAAATTGCAAGACAAGTCTTGGTATGTCTCTTTGAATTACCTCATTAAAAATGTCCTTAAGTTCATTTCTAAACACATAAAGAGCCATAACAGCAGTTGTTACACCTGTTAAAAAAAGACCGAAAGGATTGGCCATGATTGCAACAGTCAATGCTTTTACAGCAAACCCAGCAGCAATAAGTGCTGGTATAAATAAAGCATCTAAATTAACAGCAACAAAATTAATTGCACCTGCTACTTTTGAAAAACCTTGAGTCGCTTCTTGTATATCTCCAACCATAAATTGAAAATTATTACGCAAAGCTACGCCAGCCTGTCCAAGAGTCATAGGCATTTTTGCTATTTGCTCATTAGTCTCTTTAGTGCCTTTGATAAGAATTGGCATAACTGTTTCTGCTGTTAGTTTACCAGCATGACCAAATTCTCTAAGCTCACCAATAGTCATGTTTAAACCATCAGCTAACATTTTTGTCAGAATGGTGTTGTTTTCCATTACTGATCTAAGCTCATCTCCTCTTAAAGCTCCTGAAGCTAAACCCTGTGCTAACTGTCTAGCAGAGTTATTTGCCTCTTGAGCATGAGAGCCAGCAATAATAAAGGTATTTGCTACAGTTTGAGTAGCATCAGCAACATCTCTTTGAGTAGCACCCAAATGTTCTGTAGCTAAAGAAAGTCTTGTATATAACATTGCAACAGCATCAAAATCTGATCTTGAATCAGAAGCTATTGTTCTCATGTGATTCATAGCTATAGCTGTCTTTTCAGCACTGCCAGTCAAGGCGTTCATCCTATTTTCAACGCCTATCATTACGTTAGCCGCTTCAATAATTTCTCTTGTACTAAAAGCAGCCATAATGGCGTTTCTTAGACCTGATAATGCAGCACCAGTGCCTTTAACATTTTTCTTAAAATTGTTTATAGCTTTAGCAGACTGATCATTTCCTATAATAGAAAAATGAATATCTGATTTATTTAGTGCTCCCATTTCTTTCTTCCTTTATTTCAAGATAAGCCAACCATCCTTGAAACTCCTCTACTGTAATCTCTTCAATTTCAGCTAAGGTTTTGTTTAGTTTGTCAGCTAGTGCATATCTTATGTATAGCTGCTTATCTTCAATTACTTTTTTTTAACTTCTTCCTGCGAGACATTGTTCATCATCTCACTAGAAACTCTAATTAATACATCTCTATCAACCCTCTCCAATAAGGTTTTCTTATCAGCGATTGTAAATAACTTTTCTCCAGCCTCGTCTAATGCTTTATATATTAAAACATAGGCCAATAACTGAACATCATCATCTTGAGCTAGTTTCATAAATTTAGAAGTCTCTGAAAGGGTTATTGGTTTACAATAAATCTTTAAAGGATTATCTTCATCATCACCCCATTCAGGGACTTCTATAATTCTAGTTTCTAAGCTGTCAAAATGTTTTTTTGCGTTATCTATAACTGACATTTTTTTATACTGTTGTTGATGTTAAAGCACCATTGCCTTGTACTGAAATACTAGCTTCAACTAATCCATCAAATGATGCACTTCTTGAAACTCCAGTAACAATAGCTGAACCAGTATAATAAGTATCACCAGTTGTATCTCCTTCAGGATATACATTAAGAACTACTTCTGAACCAATGCTTAAAGCACCCTGTCCGTCAGCATCTGTTTCATCCCAAAATACATCTAAACTTCCTGAGAAGTTTGATAGTGATGGCTTATAAGTTCTAGCAGAATCACCCATTGAAGTATCTTCTAAAGTATCAGCAGATTCCTCGATTGAGTAAGACTTAATTTCAGCTACAGCGTTTGAACCGACTTTAACAGTTCCTTCACTTCCTTTATGTGTTGCCATTTTCTTTTACCTCGTCTTCCGACTTTTTCTTTGAAGAAGGTTTAATTTTTTCTTGCGAATGGACTGCTTCTTCTTTCCAACCCATATTCAATAAAGACTCAACCTTTGAAGGATGGGCATTTATAGAAATTTTGCCATTTGGACTAATCATTTTCATAATTATCTCCTGTTAAACTGCTATGTCAGGATTGGTTTCCTTGACATAATAGTTAGTTAAAAATGTAAGAGAGACATAACCCAAAGGCTTTTCTCCCTCAGCGTTAAACTCTATTTCTGTTGATTCTAGGTAGCAGTCCTTTGCTAAACCATCTAAGGTTCTATCTGCTGCTATTGCCTCTTCAACTTCTTTACTTATTGTATCAATAGTATCATCAAAGTTGCTAGTAGCTTTTGCATATCCCTCTACTACCACTGAAAGTTCTCTACTCATTACACGATCAGTACCTATTACTATAGGCTCTGATGATTCTGCTTTTGTGTATATAACTAATGCTGGTACTGTTTCTAACGGATAAACTCTTGACTCATAAACCCTAGTCTCTGTAGTTGTTAAATTGTTTAATGTTGTTCCAAACTTTTCTCTTATTTGCTGTCTTATATGGTTTGCCATTTTTACGCCTCTTCCAACATTAATGCACTGAAACCAGTTCTATCTGCTTGTATATTAACAACTGTATAATTTTGTGCTGGTTTTATTATATTCCCATTGGTGTCTTTTATTGCATAAACATTTATATAATCTCCAAATGCAACATTGGGAACATCAATACTTCTACAATAAACTATTGGCTTAAGTGCCTCAACGCCAATACCTTCAGTTTGCTCTATATATTCATTGTTTAAAATTACATTTATTGTTGATGTGTTTCCGCCATGTATATAATTGGCTTCCACACCATGACCATAATTAATATCTAGATAACCCAGCATATCTTCTTCAGTTTCTAATCTAAATTGAGACATTATTGTTCCTCTAAAACTAAAGATATTAGGCCTGTATTATCAGGCTCTACTGTTTTGACTAAAAAGGTTGTTTCAGGTTTCAGGACATTACCATGATTTGTTGTTATTGCATTTACTACAATCCTATCGTTTTGCACGATATATGGCACATCACTAGCCTTAATTATTGCTCTTGGCTGATAACCAGCTACAGGAACTGTACCACCTTCAATATTAAAATATTCCTGATCTATAATAATATTTATATTTGATGAGCCATCCGAATCAATATCAAACCAAGTATCAATCAATCCAACTCTTTCATCCCATAAATCTTGAGCCAAGCCAAAGAATGTAGCAGTAACACCATGACCTGTTGTTGTGTCAACATAAGCGTTAAAATCTGCTGCACTCTCTAATGGCATGATTTATTTTTTAGCTCTTGTTTTAGGAGCTTTTACTTTTGATGTTTCCAAACCAACACTTCTATCTTCTTTTTGAGCTTTAGGTTTGCCAACATGAACTTCTGCTTTTCCATAACCACATAAGGAATGTCCTTCGCTTTCAGTAAGTTCAACTATATCACCAGCGTGTACTTTAGAACCGCCAGCCATTGTATCTGTTAAGATTTTATATTTTTTCATATTTAAGTTGGGGGCGTTTCCACCCCCATTCCATTTAAGCATTAGTTAATTAGTCGCTTGATTTACAGAATGATACTGCGTGTCTTACAGCTACATCAACAGTTTGTAGAGCAACAATTCTTACTCCACCTGAAGTTGATAATGCGTAAGGGTCAACAGTAATATCTAGTCCACCATACATACCAATTAATAAGTCTGCAAAGTTACCAAAGTAGAAATCTCCACTTGTTACTTGGTTACTTCTAATAACATTATATCCGTTCATAGTGTTATCAGGATTAACAACAAACTGAG